AAACCGATACCGAACTATCCGCAGTTAACTCAATACTGGGTAGCATAGGTCAGTCACCAATAACACAATTAAAAGATCCCAGTACTGGGGTCATCTCAAATAATAATCCAGAGATACAATTTATATATAATTTACTTAGAGATGCTAACGTTGATACACAGATAGAAGGTTGGCACTTTAACAGAGAAAGACATGTAGAATATACACCCGATAGCACTACCAATAAGATTGCTATATCTGATGATATTGTTAAGATAGATCTAACTGATAATTGGTCTACAAGAGAATATAATTTTATTAGACGTGGAGGGTTTTTATATGATAAACTAACTCATACAGATGAATTTCCTGATATAGATACAATAGAATTAGACGTCACAAAAGTCTACGCTTTTGAAGATACACCACCAGTATTCAGAAGATATATAACTTACCGAGCATCAAGGATGGCAGCTACACAACTTGTAGCTAACCCTCAATTAGTGCAACTACTCGCATCACAAGAAGCTTTAGCACGTGCTGCTCTTATGGAGTATGAATGTAATCAAGGTAATCACAGCATGATGGGATTCCCAGATGATACTGTATATACTACTTATGAACCATGGAGGAATCTTAGAAGATAATGGCAGGAATTACACAGACTATCCCTAATTATGCTCAGGGTATTTCAGAACAGTCAGACCATTTAAAGTTCCAAGGACAAGTCAGGGATGTCGTAAATGCTATTCCTGATATAACTTATGGTTTACTTAAAAGACCGGGGTCTAAGCGAGTAGGAACTGATAAATTAGCTAATGTACAAAGCGGTGGTTCATGGTTCAGTTACTATCGTGATGATAATGAAGGTGCTTATATAGGACAAGTTGCTCCTAATGGACAACTTAGAGTATGGAAAGCAAGTGGAGATAACCCCGGCGCAGAGCAGACTGTAGCCTACGGAACAGGCGGACAAACTGCTATAACAAATTACCTTACAACAAGTAATGCCGAAAACTTACAGTTTCTTACTATCAACGACACTACCTTTGTTACTAACCGTGATAGTTCTAACGCTAATACTTTAGTAGGAGAGACTGGTACTACAGCCGATAGACCAGAAGCTCACTGTGCTATGATAGAATTAATCCGTACTGAAAATGGTAGACAGTATGGATTAAATATATTTGATTCAAGTTCTACAGGTAATTTAACTACTGTTACAAGAGCTACTAAAGTAAAAATTACCGGAAATAATTTTGATGAGGGAGATGGCTCAGGCTCATGTCCCGGTATAGGTACAGAAGTATATGCTGTTACAGCAGCTGGAAGTTATGGTGCTACAGCTAATGTAGTACATGTAAAAAATAGCAGCGGTACTACTATTACAACAGGTAAAGATAACTTAACATTTAGACTCACTGCTTTAGGTCAACAAGGTATCAGCCCTAATTATAATGCTCAATCAGCCGGACCGGGTGGTAGTAACTATAGATGTAGCTACAATCTAGAAGCTGTTTTATTACATGGTGGAGAAGGTTGGGCTGTCGGTGATGTTATACGTGTAGAACCAGAACATGCAGCTACAGCTAGTAGCTCTGATGGTCAAGCATATATAGAAGTTACAGTTACTGAAATAGAAAGTACTACAGTTAAAGCTACACTTACAAACAATGGTGATGGTTTAATAAGACCAGCTCCTACACCATTCGATGCTGATACTGCTGTTACAGCTGATACTATTATTGGTGGAATTATAGCTCAGTTACCAGCTGGTATAAGTGCTAAGGTTATAGGACCGGGAATATATCTATCTAGTTCTAACCCATTTAACGTCGAAATTGCGGAAGAAGATTTAATGAGAGTCTTCCAAACATCCGTAAACGATGTTACTAGATTACCTAACCAGTGTAGACATGGATATATAGTTAAAGTGGCTAATGCTAGGATGTCTGATGAAGATGATTACTACTTACGATTTATTGGAGAAAATAATTTAGATGGTGCAGGATCTTGGACCGAGTGTCCTAAACCGGGTATTACTAAAACTCTCACTAATATGCCTCTGGTTATACAGAGAACTGCTTTAGCTAACCAAGGGACATCTAGTGAAGTAGCTACGTTTACTGTTAAACAGTTTACGTATGCTGATCGTGGTGTTGGAGATACAAATACTAATCCTATGCCTACATTTGTAGGACAAAGAATTAATAAAGTATTATTTTTCCGTAATAGATTAGCAGTATTGTCTGGAGAAAATGTCGTTCTATCTAGACCCGGTACATTAGGTACACCAGATTTCTTTATAGAATCAGCTCTGACTGTATCAGCTAGTGATCCTATAGATATATCAGCTGCTTCTATGTTTCCGTCAGAAATTTTTGATGGCATAGAAATTAATGCAGGGCTTTTAGTATTTAGTACAAACCAACAATTCTTGCTAGCATCTGATGATACAGTTTTAAATCCTGATACAGCTAAGTTACGTAGTGTAGCCACATATAATTATAATAAAAATGTACCTCCTATATCACTAGGAACTACTTTAGCATATATAGATAACTCAGGTAAGTACAGCCGAATGAATGAAATGGCTAATACTGCTAGAGAAGGTGAACCGACTGTTGTAGAAGCAACTAAATTAGTACCATCATTATTACCTAAAGATATAAATTTATTAACTAACTCACGAGAAAACTCTATAATTTTTGCTGCAAAATCTAGTTCCTCAGACTGTCTTGTTTATGGTTATAAATATCTTACTATGGGAGATAAAAGACAACAACAAGCGTGGTTTAAATGGAAGTTAAATAACCCGATTTTATATCATTTTATAATTAATGATGAATACTATTATTTAGATACAGATAACTTTCTACAATGTGTTAAACTTATTCAAGCTGATAGCGACCCCAGTACTACTTTTGATGATGTAAATTATCAATTACATATAGATAATCATACTACAGTTAGTGGTGGTAATTTTGACTCTTCTACTAATCTAACTACATTTAGTGGTGTTAGTTGGTTATCTGATGTTACTACCCCTAACGGTGCCTTAGTGGTTATTGATGAAGGTGGTACTCCCGGACCTACTGATAACCAAGGTAGGTATGCTGAATGTACAGTCTCAGGTACAAGTTTTACTATACCCGGAAACTGGCAAGGAGTAACATTACGTATAGGATATTTATATGAATATCTTGTAGAGTTTCCCAGAATATACCCAACAAAAGTAGAGGGAGAAAAATCAATTTCTGATGTTACTTCATCACTTATAGTACATAGAATTAAGCTACACTTTGGAAAGATAGGTCTATACGAAACTACACTTGAACGTGTAGGTAAAGATGATTATACAGAAGTATATGAGTCAACAATTCTGGACTCTTATGACGCCTCAAGAGCACCTTATTTAGAAGAATATATAAAGACTATTCCTATCTACGAAAAGAACACTAACGTAGATATTAAACTTAAATCAAGTCACCCGGCTCCAGCTACCCTACGAGCTATGGCATGGGAAGGAGATTTTTCACCAAAATTTTACAAACGTGCCTAATTACATTCACCCAATTACGTTGGAGGCTGCTACAGAAGTGGCCTTCAACCTCCGTCCAGATGACCTCAGAGAGGTCGAAGAAGGTCATGGGATAGATCATAAGGATCTACCACTTCTCATGACTCACAACCCCTCCTACGTGTATTTTACAGTGCCTGACGGCAAGACTGCTGGCATGGCCGGAGTAGGAAAACAAGGTGATATATGGATGCTTTGCACTCCTGATATACACCGATACCCAATTACATTTGCAAGAGAGGCAAAACGGTATGTCGATAGCCGAACTGAACCACTCCTCTGGAATATAGTTGACAGTAGAAACAGAGTACATTTAAAATTACTTAGATTTCTAGGTTTCAAGTTCTTACGTAAATTAGAACATGGACCAAATAATGTACAATTTATAGAATTTTGCCGTGTGCATGGATGCTAATGCTGCTACTAGGCAGCAATCACAACAACGATGGATGGAAAAGGACTTTAAGTACCGTTCCGAATCCTTAAAATTTTTTAATAAAGAGACTGCTGCTGAACGTGGCATGAATAGAGTCGCTACTGGATATAGCAAATCTATTAGTGATGATTATCAACGAGCTTTACATCTAGCCGGTTCAGCTCGTAGACAATATGAAGAAGGTTATAAAAAATATCTTCGATTGAAGACCACAGTTGATGAAGGAGGCAGGGCAAGAAGGCGTAATACAGGATTACGAGATATTATTGCTGCTAAAGGTGGTTTAGAAAATGCTGTAGCTTATGAATTTGGACCACAAATGCAAAGGCGTTACCGAGGAAGATTAGCTCAGTATCAACTACAACATTCAAAAGTACGAAACCAATTAGGGCTTACACCAGAATATGGTGCACCTGTGCTACAGGCTCCAACTGATAGACTTAGCGGTGCGTTAAGTATTGCAAGTCAGGTAATAGGTATTGCTACTGGTGTAGGTGATATAGCTGGATGGAGTGACGACGGATCAGGTTCTGATATTAGATTAAAAGAAAATATTAAACAAGTTGGTGTCTCACCACAGGGATACAAAATATACGAGTTTAACTACAAAGGTAAAGATAAAAGATGGCGTGGTGCTATGGCTCAAGATGTTGTTAAGAAGAATCCAATGGCTGTAGGTATACGTGATAATTACTTAACTGTAGATTATAACCAGATAGATGTAAACATGGAGGCAGTATGAGCTCATCATATTTTGAATATCTAGGTAGAAAGGACTCCGCTCCTTTTACTATGGATCAGCTCCACTATGAAGAGTTGGAGCCAGATAAAACTAAAGAGATTAACGAAGAAATAGACGCTGATATTAAAGATCATCGTGCATGGATGACTGATAATATCCAAATGTATAATGCTATCAATACTACTCGCAGTAAACGATGGGACCAACTAGCTAAGTTAACCCAAGGCGGAGCAAAAATTCTGAAAAGAAAACGGAATTATGACTATTGGGACAGCGAATTTGATAAACAAACAGAAGCTGCTAAAGATCCAAATACTAAATCAGCCTTTAGAGATGCTACCATTAAGATAGAGACCGAAAGACAGGATCTTAATGTTAATGCAATGGAAGAGATCGGCCATATGGAAACTCATAATGGAGTTGCTAAAGATGGCACAAAACTATCATTAACTGATGTTGCAGATTTTAAGTTAAATGTTGTAACTGAAGATAGGCGTAATGGTAATCATGCGACGAGAGCTATGATTGAGTATCTACCTATCTACATGTCGATAGCTATGAAGGACCTTACTGTTAATGGTAAGTTTTATCATGACATGACTCCTACTGAAAAGATTAAATGGAGAAGAATAGCAGGAGCACGATATGTACAGATGTGGAGAGAAAAACATCCTAATATATCAGACAGACAAATAATAAGTATGTTCATGCCTGCTTATCTAAAAAGTGATGAAATATTAAGTGGTGAAGCATCAAATACACATATAACTGCTACTAATGATGAAGCTAATAAAGTTCAAAATATAGGTTATATAAATAACGTAATAGCTGGTGCAAAGAATCATAAGGCTGGAGAAGATATTTATCATGTAGACGAAATCTTTAGTAGGAATAGCTATATTCAAAAGATGGAAGCTTACTATAAAGGTAGAGGTTTTGGTGATAGATCAATGAAGATGGCTAATGATGCTTGGGCTAAAATGATAATTGATAATATTCATCTATTGGATGAGGATACAGTTAGATTTCTAACAGAACAATATCAGTTTATTCCTAAAGGACAAGATAAGCCAGTATTTTATTATGACATACAGCGAGATAATGCTTCAAAAATAATAGCAGCTTTTAATAATAAGGCTGAAGAGGACCATGATCTTTTATTAGAGAATAAATTAAAGTTTTTAGAAAAACATCACTTTGATAATAAGATACCAATTACTATGGACCAAATCAAAATATTTCATGGTACTAAACATTGGCAAGCTGCTGAAGCTTTATTTAAATGGTCAAATACTCACGATTTAGATAGGGCAGATAATAAACTTGCTTTACAGAAGTTTGATATGGGTCTAAAAGGTTATATTACAGATGTAAAAATACATCCTCAAACTACTGATGCTATGTGGCAACGTAATGCCTACGATAAATTAAACCGAATAGCAAGAGATAAATTTAAAATTTATTATGCGGAATATCAAAGTACAGATCAACCTAATGCAGCTGAACTAGCTGTAGACAGAGTCTTAGACGAGCTACAAGGCAGACAGTACGACTATGTCTTAACAAGTCCAACACAGGATATAAAGAAAACTGGTACTGAATGGATAGAGTTAAAAGGTATATACGAAAAAGATCCATATGGCACATTAAACTCTCCTGAGATATTAGAGGCTGAAAAACCACGAATAGCTAATGCTGCTAACTATTTTGATGGAAAGGAAAAATTAGGTATATATTGGACAAATCTTGCAAAACTATTTCCGAAGTTAGATTCTACAGCTGTAGCTTACTTGAAACTTAGAGCTTTATATCCAAAGGAATTTAAAGTTAACAAAGCATTAGAGGCTAGAATAGCTCTAGCAATAACTGACGACAATAAAACTCTTCTAAATAAAAATAACGAGTATGCTAGTACTATTCGTGTTGCATTAAGTCCTAATGACGATTGGAATAAAGCATTAAATGATATGATTGATCCAAGAACTCAAAAAAACGGTGGTATTAATGCTATGAAAGTAAATGGTCAGTATCGAGTTTTTGAAGAAGGTGATAAGCTATTATCTACTTATACTAATGGTGATATTATTGATGCTGTTTTAAATGGTTCTCTTGATAAAAACACAGAACTCGGTCTATATGGATTAACAGCCGGAGGATTAGTTGATATATGGCGTGAAGGAAATGTAGATTATAATGCTGTATTTGATCAAAGACAGCAAACTTTACTAATTCTAGAACGGTTAAGATACAAAGCTAATAATAAACAACAATTCTCAAATGCAGATAATACATATAGAAGACTTGTATACATAGCAGAAGCAGATAGAGAAGCGTTTAAACAACTTGTTGGAGACTTAGGACCATTTATGGATCTTAATACATTATTATTTGCTGCTAAACAGGAGTTAGTTAACAGGAGTATGCCTTAATAATCATGGAAATAAATGAACAAAACTCGTTTGATGGTTCAGGTATAGACTTAAATGAAGTAGAAGCTAACCTTAATGATCAATTAGAGTATCAAGAAAAACTACAAAAACAAAAAGAAGACGCTAAACAAGTAAGTCAACAAAATGAGGCTATCAAAAATGATCCTAGAAATGAAGATAAATGGGGTCTAAATGCTATCCTTAAAGAGGGTCAATCTATTTTATCTGGAGGATTACAAGACACAGCTTCTTCAGTAACAACTTTCGCTGAGCGTACAGTAGACGCTTTATCTGGTGAGATGCAGCGAGAAAAAGAAGAGGAAGGTTATTATAAACCAGACTGGGACCCATTTGTTGATCAAGATGATCCCATTATCACTAAAACTTGGTGGGGTAAATTACTTAGAGGTACAGTACATTTTGGTTCTTTAGCAGCTGGTACAGTACTAGCAGCAAAAGGATTGGCAGCTACAGGGATACCTTTACTTGCAGCTGGTGGTGCCGGTTTAATGAACATGGGCACTGTTTCAAGAGCTATGGCTATTGGTGGCTTATCTGATTTAATATCTAAAGAGTCAGATGGTCATAATGCTTTAGGCTCCTTACGGGAGCACTATGGTTGGATAGATACCCCGTTAAGTACAAAAGATACCGATCATCCCATTATGATGAAATTTAAAAACATCGTAGAAGGTATGGGTATTGGACTTGCATTTGATGGTGTAGGTATGCTACTAGGTAAAGGTAGAAAAAGTATCAGAAATCAGATTATTGCTCGTAATGCAAGTATAGAAAATCAAACCACTACAGCTGCTCTGATGCAAATAAGACAGGGTGATGCTGAGTTTCGTGCTGCTAAAAACGCCCCGATTTCTGCAAGACATCAAGGTGCTGATATTTCAGAAGTAACACCGGGTAAAGCCAGAGAACAGCTTAAAAAAACTCGTCAAGATTGGGGATCTGAAGATGGATCTACAGGTTCTGTTACAACTAATGTTGAACGTGAACGTATAGTCAGAGAAAGCGGTACAACAGATGGAATAGTTGAACGTACACTACGAGGGTTGATGAGCGATGATAAGTTTAAACGAGAATTAGAATCAGTAAAAGGTAATAGAAAAGCTTTAGCTGACGTTTGGCGTGATGCTATCACAGAATTTCATAAGATAACTAACGGCAGAAATGCTATGGAAATGTCAGGAGAGGAGTACTTAACTGATTTATTTAATAGGCAAAAAGCTGTTATTCCTTTAGGCGACGAAGTTTTTGAAACTTGGTCTGCGGAAACAGTTGTAACAGCTGATTTAGTAGTAGGATCTTTACTTAAACAACTTCGAGATACAGGTATAGCAGGCCGAGAATTAGCCGAATTTGTATCATTAGATGATATTGATGGTCCAGCTAAACAAATCGTTGATACTATGCTAACTGCTATGTATCAAACTAAGAAATCTAGGTTTGTAGCATCTGATTATTTCAGATCATTTGGTGCTGGTAAAACTAAAGATCAATTAAATGCTGCTGTAAATCAAGCAGTACAGGCAGATATGGAAGATGTTAAAGATTCTATATTATCTATTCTTAAAATAGCTAAGGATGATCCTGATGATAATTTATTAAATGCGTTATTTGAAGCATTTTCTATGATGAAGAATGTAAATAGTTTAGATGACTTTGATAACTGGGCAAGAACTATACTAAAAGGTGGACAAATAGCAGGTGAAGGACCAGATCGTACAGGTGCTTTAATACGTAACTTACAAGAAATGATAAGCCATAGTGTCTTAAGTGGACCTAAAACACCATTTCGAGCACTATTAGGTACAGGTGCTGCAACATTCTTACGTCCTATGTCTACATTTATGGGTGCAACTTTAAGATATCCATTTACTGGGGATTCAGCTACAATACGGGCTAGTCTTGCATCAATGAATGGTATGTTAGAAGCTGTACCTGAAGCATTTGATTTATTCTTTACAAAATTAAACGGGTACTGGAGTGGTGAATTATCAACTGTAAAAACTAGATATACAGAATTTACTAAAGCTGATTATAATTGGGAGCTTGTACGCCGTTGGGCAGAAGATAGTGGTAGAGCAAGTTTAGAAGATCGTGCAATTTTTGCATCTACTAACATGATTCGTGGTATTAATAATACTAATCTTTTTACTTACTCTACTAAGATAATGGCAGCGACTGATGATGCTTTTACATTCTTACTAGGCAGAGCTAAGATGAGAGAAAAAGCCATGCGTCGTGTATTAGATCTACAATCAAACGGAATTGCTACACCTGATATAACTGCTAATCTTATGAAAGCTTATCAGGATGATTTTTATACAGAAATCTTTGATGCTAACGGAAATATAAAAGATGATGCTACAAACTTTGCACGTAAAGAAGTAACACTAACACAAGATCTTACAGGTTTTGCTAAAGGTCTTAACGATGTTCTGACAGCTAACCCCTTTGTTAGACCATTCTTTCTATTTGCTAGAACTGGTGTAAACGGATTAGCTTTAACTGCAAAACATACCCCCGGTTTTAACTTCTTAGTCAAAGAATTTAACGAAATAGCTTTTGCTAATGCTGAGAATTTAGCAACTGTTAAAAAGTATGGTATCAATACTATTGAAGAGTTAAATAATGCTAAAGCGCTTCAAACAGGTAGATTAGCTATAGGCTCTGCTGTAACATTTATGGGCATTAATGCTTGGATGTCTGGTAGATTATATGGTAATGGACCAGCTGACAGACAGATGCGTCAAGGTTGGATAGATGGTGGTTATCTACCCAGAACTATTGAGGTAGGAGGTATACGAGTAGGGTATGATTCTATAGAACCTTTTGGACTTATTTTATCTACTATTGCTGATGTTGGTGATGCTAGCATGCTGATGGGAGAAGAATGGACTGAGAAAGAACTTCAGAAAATATCATTAGTCGTAGCACAAGCTGTATCTAGCAAGTCTTATTTATCTGGTCTTCAACAATTAGTTGATTTACTTGCTGGTAGACCCGGGCAAATTGAACGAATCGCTGGTAGTATATCAAATAATACTGTACCATTAGCAGGATTACGTAATGAATTAGGTAAACTTGTCACTCCTTATATGCGTGAAATTAATTCTGGTGTATTCCAGTCTTGGAGAAACCGTAACTTAGCTAGTGAAAATTTACCCGGAGTAACGTCATTACCTATTAAATATGATATGTTAGATGGTTCTCCTTTAAGAGATTATGATTTTATGACTAGAGCATTTAATGCTTTAAGTCCTGTTTCTTTAAACTTAAAAAGTGGACCGGGCAGACGTTTATTATTTAATAGTGGTTACGATTTAAGAATATCTACTTACTATGCTCCAGATGGTACCAATTTAACAGATAATCCAGAAATAAGATCCAGATTTCAACAAGCTATTGGCAGCTTAAACTTAGAGAAGGAACTCGAAGTATTAGCTAGAGATCCTCAAATATTAGCATCTATAACACAAATGCAGGCTGATATAAGAGCTGGTAGACGTGGTGATTTTAATGCACGAGATTATTATCATAATATAGTTATTGATAGAATATTTAAAAAATATCGTTCTATAGCATGGGATACAATTAAAAACGAAAATAATATCTACGCTTTACGTCAAGAACAAGAACGAATTAAATCCGTACAGTCACTTAAAACTCTTGAAACTTACAATTTACAAAATATGTACAAATAAATGGCAACAACATTCGTAGATTATACAGGTGATGGAAATGCAACAAAAGCGTTTTCATTTCCTTCTTACAAGGAAGCCGACATTAAAGTAGAAGTTGACAACGTCATTAAAACATCAGGCAATCATTATAACATTACTAGCTACACTACAACAGGTGGTGGTAATGTTGTATTTACGTCAGGGAATATACCATCCAGCCCAGCCGCTATACGTATCTATCGTGATACAGATGTAGACACCGCTAAAGCAACTTTTACAGCTGGCTCCTCTGTTAAGGCAGGAGACCTTAACAACAATATGACGCA